CCACTAATGGATTTGTATGGCCTTATCTTCCAACAATATCTTTGTCATCGAAGGCAAACTATACACAAATAGATCCTATACATAACATGCAACCTTTTTATGCATACAAAAACAGCCAAGTTGATGACATTCAAATCAGCGGCGAGTTTTCGGTAGAAAGCGAATTAGATGCGCAGTACTGGATCGAAGGTACTACATTTTTAAGAACAGCAACTAAAATGTTTTTCGGTCAAGGCGATAATGTAGGAAATCCTCCTGTAATCTGTAATCTAACAGGATACGGTGCTAGAGTTTTTAATTCTGTTCCAGTTATAGTTAAAAGTTTTACGGTAGATTTTAAAGACGATGTAAACTATGTTAAGTGGACACCTGCAGGTGGCGGAGCTCCAACATGGGTGCCAATCATGAGTACTATATCAGTAACAGTAGCTCCAATATACAATCGAACAAGACTACGCCAGTTCTCATTAAAAGATTTTGCTAACGGTAATGCAGTAGGATATCTATAATATGGCATCGTATAAAAGAACATCTCCTTTTTACAATACTAGACAAAATAATTTATATTTAGAATTGTTAACTATTCGTCCGGTCCCAGCTGAGTCAGATGATTTTGAATATACTATAGAAACACAATATAAAAATAGACCTGACTTGTTGGCTTATGATTTATATGGTAATGCTAATCTGTGGTGGGTGTTTGTGCAAAGAAACATGTCAGTATTAAAAGATCCTATCTATGATTTTGAACCAGGAACAGTTATATTTTGTCCTAAAAAATCAAATTTAGAGAAGTACATCGGGTCATAATATGTCAATTTTTAGAGATATTGGAAAATCTATAGGAACGTTACTAACGCCTGGCGGAGCACCAGTGTTAGATATTCCATCGGTGCCTGGGATATTACAAGGTTCAGCACGGCAAATAACTAACGCTACTCGACAATCGGCAGCAACCC